TTATCCATTTTTAAGCTCCTGTTTTAGTATGGTGATAAGGGTTTTAAAAACCGCTTTTTCAGCATTAGTAATATTATCTTTGACGGATTTTGGATAAACCGCAAACAGATAAATGCGACCAAATTTATCTGTATAATAATATAACATTCTAACACCGCTACTCTTGCCACTGTTACGACCAAAACGAATCTTTCTAAGTCCGCCAGTACCTTGAATTAAATCCCCTTTTTGTGGGTCATTTAACAGCTCATTTTGAATCTTGCGATATTCATCATCATCAAATAATTCTTTAATGGCTTTTGTAAAAATACTGGTTTCAATAAAGGTCAATAACTGCATTTGTAGCTCCTAATTTGATGATATTATATACCCCATTGGGGTATAAGTCAAGAGCTATTTTCAGATTGGGTTTGAGTTGTATCAAAATCAGCATTATTGGTAAAGCTATTTGTTTTAGAGCGATAAACTTTGCCATTATTGATGTAATCTAGACATTCATTGATTGGTAATGTCATGCGGTCGCCATAAGAATTGTATGCGATGCAATCATTACCCATTTTCATAACACCGCTTACTTGTAACATGGGATCTTGACGTCTGATGATGTAATCTTCTGGTAAATCCCTTTGGTATAAAAACAAGCGACGGTTGTGTAATTCATCTTGATGATGTTCATGGTTATTTTGAGTGATTGATTCACTTTGTGAACTGTTTTGATTATCGGTTGATAATGAAAATGTTGAATTGATGGCATCATCTTGCTGTGTTTTTTTGGTAGAATTTTGTTCCACGCCATAAATTTTAGAAAAAAAGTTATCATTAAAAAATAGCATTTTGACAGCAAAATAGCCAAATAAAATAACACCAAAAATAATAAAAAATAAGTTTTTGGGAATGCGTTTTTTGTGGGTGTGAATGGTTGCTGATTTATAGTACTTATAAACGCTTTTATCATAATTAAAGCGTTCGGTGTGTTCGGCTAACTTTTTATTGCTTGGAGCATTTGGGGAATCAACACAATAAGCCCAATTAAAAATGGTCGCTGATGATAGACCCCACCCCCGATGTAAATGATGGTGCATGCCAACAATCGCCCTAAAATTGGGATGTAGCAATACAGGAAATTGAGTAATGCCAAAAATATCATGCCCTGTGTGACGGTGTATTTGCAGGGCATCACAAATCTCATTATCATAACGAGATTTTTTGTAAGGTTCTAGCTGTTGTATCTCATCATAAAATATCACAGAACCGTCTGGTGTATCACGCCAGTCAACGGGGGCGGGTTCTACCCCATCTATGTTTAAGCCGTCTATATTGGCGTAAATCATGCGGGGTTCTTTGCCTTGTTCAAGTAATTTTTGATTTTGTTTAACGTATTGTAAAATCTTTGTAACAGCAAACAAGGTTTTGCCAGAACCGGGCGTTCCAGTAATTAAAGTAATCATAATTCACCACATTAAATTAAGTTAAATGATTTGGCGGGCGGTTCGCTTCTCCGCCTCCTGACGTCGTTGTCGTCGCTCACCGCCCTTTATTTCTTTTTAATAAAAATGCCAGCTGAGTTCATGGCGGCACGAGAAACAAGAGCGGATAAAATAACCGAAAAAGCATAATCCATTTGAGACATGGACATAAAAGAAAGAACAGTATCAGGAATCAAATTAATATCTGAACGAATGCGAGCAACATAACTATTAACCAGTGAAGTCATTACAACAGTACTGCCAAATGTAAGACCAGCACCCGCTAAAACGTTTTTTAACAATCCTGAACCCCAAGAGTCCAAGACCCTTGATAAAAGGGATGATAAGCCAGCAAATCTCATGATTTAATACCTGTCAGAATATAAGCGGCGATGATTGTTGATATGATTTTAACAATGCCACCAAATGAAGTTGCAATTTTACAAAGTGAATCAAAAGACATAGAAAATACCATGGAGCGACCACCAATGGAAAATGAAAAATTTTGGGGGGTAGGGCATGAACCACCAAAATTAATGTTTACCGAGTTTGTGGGTATTGGCATTTCATCAATATCAATGTCAGTATCTTTTTTATCTATATCACCTTCACAAAACCATGAAGACCATTTACAAAATTCTGGGAATTCAAAGGGTTTAGATTCATCTTGGGGTTTGGTTTCGGGCTTTGCAGGGTCATTTGGGGCGACGGTTGGCAAGTCGTCAGGCACAGGCACAGGCACAGGCTTGGGTTTATCTTTATCTTGGGGCAACTCTTGGGGTAACTCTTGGGGGATTGCACTTTTTAGCTCTTGTTCGTGCTTGTCGATTAAGTCGTTGATAACCTTGTCAAGGGCGATGTCTCTGGCTTGTTCTTTGGAGTTGATGATTGTTTTTTTGTTTGTTTTGCCGATGGGGACAATATAACCAACAAATGAGGTATCCCAACCACATCTGTTGTTCATCTTTGCACATACTGGGTCATCTTTTCGTCCGACCTGTGCATACAGTTTCATGGTTCTATTTTCCATATTAACTTGCCAATGTTGATAGTAATAACCATCTCGTTGTCTGGTTAATTTCCAACCGTTCTCATCAATTCTTCTGAGCATGGCGGATCTGACTTCGTCAGGAGATGAGTAGACAGTGCCATCAAAGATATAATCATATCCGATAGCACCACCGCCACCACCGTGCGTCGTCTCGGTGTCGGTATGTGATATGTGTTCTCTGGCTTGCTCGTCAATGAAATTGGGGTTTTCCATGTCTTTTTGTATCTTTTCAATGCCATCGATAAGTCCAGTAACACCCAAGCCGATAAGGGCTCCTGGGATATTTGGGGAGCCTGGTATTTTTGGGCTTTTAATCGCACGTTTAATTTGAGTGAGCAAATGGGCACGATTATAACCTTTTGAGACACTTGCATTTGCATCCGTCATCAAAACAGATAAGCAAAGAACAATAAAAAAAGACTTGACATTAATCATTTGACAAGCTCAACTATCTTAATATCATCGCCATCTTGTTGTATTGCAAATTCGTTTTCATTTGCAGGGTTGACAAAGACGAGATAAATAAATACCCAATAGCCATAGATGGCAGGGATGTAGATGAATATAATTCTAAGTATTGTTTGTAGCATGGGAATTAGTTTTATTTAACCAATAAATAGAAAATCATGGTAGTAACGATTGGAAATATCCAATTTAGCACATGGGGTTCGGCACTCATTAGCATTTTGAATCATCCAAAAATAAAATCATCATCAAATCCACGGTAGCCCATTTTTTCAATGGCGGAATAATAAACAGGTTGTATGGGCATAGAGCGAATTTTATCGTGTGCTTTCATTTGTCTTTGAAAGTATTCATAAGCCATACGACCTTGAAAGTATTGTTGTTTTTTTCTGTATTCTTTGCCATGCATCATTTCAAATTTAGCAGCAGCATTTTTGGCATTAATGTAAGCCTGGGCAGAATCATTAATGCTATCAAAGTCATCGCCATTTTCTTTTTGCCATTGGATGAAGTCTTCTGTAGCCTTTGGATAAAGAATAAACATGGCTTCATGATATTTTTTGTAAGACAATAATGTAAGAAATAAAGTCAAGACAACAGCGGTCATACCAACAATGGCAAAAAGTACGAATCTTAACTGATTGACAATATCGCCTAAAAAACTTGTAAGCATATTTTACCCCTTGAAATTTTTTAGAAAATCACACTCAGGCGTCCCCAAGTGTGATTGTGCTAAAAAATCTAATTAGACAGAGAATAAAGCACGCTTAGCCCATTTCCAACCAACAATGGCGATACCGATTGTAATGGCAACAGCGACAACACCAACAACGGCAGTTTGAACGCTTTGAAGCTCAGCAGTTAGAGGAGACAAGTCAAGAGTTGCAGCATTGGCAGAAGTTGCCATGACAGCAACAGAGAAAAGGACAGAAGCAGGGACAACACGGCTCATCAAGCCTTGTTTTTGGGTTTTGGCAACAAGTTCATTGCCTTTTTCGTCGTAAGTTTTAGACATAACGATTTCCTTAGATTGAGTTTAACGACTTTCTAGCAATCTTATAAGCCTTGACTATCATTAGCAGTGATGCAATCGTAAAAGAGAGTTCAAGCGATTGCGGACCAGTGATAGCCAAGTCGTTGAGTGGTGATTGCGAAACCACCCAAGTTTTACAATGAACTACATTGCCACCAGAATAGGCGAAGCCATCGCCATTGGCGGATGTTTCATCCAATTCTGCACAAATATAAGCCATTGCAAATCCTTAAACCTTTGGTGTTGGTTTTAAGATTTGAACGTCTGTAACAATCACTTGATTGCTTTTGCCGTTGGTAACCATCTCATAAGTGATATTAGCTTCGGCAGGGAATTTGACATGTTTTATCTTGTCATAATTGGAGCTATCGCCCCAGTTAAATTCAGAGACAGAAAAGCCCACTTGGTCGGGTGACGGTTTCATGGCGGTTTGTACATAGATTTTGGTTGAATCGTATGTATTGCCGTTGTCTAGGGTGCCTTTGGAGCGTTTAGCCCCAAGGATGATAGGGTTTGACATGGTTGTTTTCCTTTTGTGCGTTAGTTGCTAATGACCTATTTTTAACGCTAAAAAATAGGATTTTTTATAGGCTGGTTCAAAATCTTATCCAAATCAACATATTTTGAATTTGGATTGTAGTAATTGGCACAAAGTTTTAGACGTTTGGGGTAATAATCCTTGTCCTTTTTTGTGCAAATCTTTGAAAAAATCTTTTGAAAATCAGGGATTTTTTGTGCGTTCATGTATGTATTGGTAAATATCTCACCAAAGACTTTGATGTATTTGCCAAACTGATGCCTAATAATATCTATGGCACGGTGCAGACTGATTTGTGATTCTTGCTTAATTGATTCAAATTTATCCACAATTTGGGGCGTGTGGTCGCCCTTATTCTTTTTTGCAAGTTCAATTAAATCAAGGCAATAAGGGTAAGCACCACAAAAATATTCAGTAGGGTGTAGCAGAATATCAAAGGGTATTAGCCTCTTTTTGGCGTGGATTTCAAGCTCCGAGCGGAACCAAGGCGAGCTCTTATCGCCAAGCTGTTTGCCTTTTTCGTAACAGCGTATGACCTTGCCATTTTTGCGAGAGCCAACATACAGTGTTAAGCCCTTGTTTTGTGGGTCGCCATGCTTAAATTCTCCTGCTATTGTGCATGCAGGGCGGTTACGAGTTTTGGGCAGTAAGAACATATCATTAGATTCTTGTTCATTTGCCCAATCAAAGCTACTATATTCACCCTTGAAGTCATCATGGGCTAAGTCAATGCGTGATATTTTGCCATCGGTTGCCACATTATCAAGCCAATGATGTAGTCTTAATTCCCAACCTTCATCAGCGAGCTTACAGCCCATGCCAGTTAAGCCCAAAAATACCGTTTCATTTTGTCCGCCGATACCGATATTTAATAAAATTTCATTTTCGGGGGAATAAACGGTATAACCGTTTTTGTAATAATGTATGCCAGCATTTTTAGGGATGATAATGCCGAACATATCGCCAAATATATATGATAAGTCCAGAGCCATGGCAGAGATGACCATGTCATTTAGATGTTCTTTTTGTTCATTGTCTAAGTCCAATTTAAACAAGTCTTTGGCAGTCGTGCCAAGCTCATACATTTGCTTATTTGTAAATGTTTCCACGGAGCAGACAATATTAAGGGCATCAATAACCACATATTCGCCTTTTGTTGGTACACGCAGGGGCAAAAGGTGCGTTTCACCGCCTATTAATATCGTTTGTTCTTGCACGGTTGATATCGTTTCTAGTATTGTTGAGTTCATTTGTTTCTCCACATTAAAACGTTTTGTTTGTAACGTACGGTGCAAAGCCCTGTACAGTGGTTAGTTTTGTTTACGCCGTATTACGCCGTATTACGCCGTATTACATAAGGCGTAAACCCAAAAATTTGGGTATTGGGTTCTTGTCTTTTTTTATCTTGTCTTTGGGTTTTTCGTTTGGTATTTTCGCTACTCTTAGTGTGTTGTGGGAACAAAATAAGCGGTTTTTGTGCTTGGGCGTTCCCTTGCGGGTCGGGCTTTTCGCTTCAATCCTTTTAAGCCAAAGTATTATTTTTCTAAGCAAAATTTCATTCTTTCTACCGAGAAATAAAATTTATCTAAGAAAAATATATCCTTTGTTTAAAAGATATTTCCGCTGCAATCCCTAACGCATCCAGTGCGGAGTAACGTACTAAACATAGAGTGTATTCTTAACACTTGGGGGCTACACCCCCAAACCCCCGTGAATCCTTTTAATCATTAATTTAAAAAGCAAAATTAATGATTAAAAGGATTGATGGTTGTCCAATAAATGAATAATCATCAAAATTAAAAAGGTTCGTCCAAGCTGTTATAAAAACAAGTTGAACAAATATCATCATGAAAAGATATTAAATCACCGCAAGATTTGCAATAAGAAACCATTTCATCTTCAAATTCATCTTGCTCAGCTTTGCAGTCTGTACAGATATTAGTATCAGAAGAAGCGCTCTCTACTAACATAAAAGATTTTCCACAAACACGACAGAATTCATCATCAGCAGGGTCGTAAGGTTCATAAAAGTAACACATGTAAGGTTCATAATAGTAAGACATGGTTAATCCTTAGCTGTTTATTAGGCGGTAACACTGCTATAATAAGAATGCAAACCCAAATTAAAGAGTGTTACCATGAGTGAAGAAATTGCAATTATCAGAGATGATAAAATCATCAAAGTAATGCCAAAAAGCGAATATGACAACGAAGTCATATTAAATCATCAATTCTTAAACCAACAGCCGATATACGTCGAGCCACACACAGAGATAAAGGCGGTAACGGTTGCCAGTAACGAACCTGTACTAAGCGAAACGCTACAAACCAAAATGGTAGAACCGTTCCAAAAATTTGCCTTGTTGTTGGTAATTGGTCTTGCTGTTTTTATTGCCGTGGTTTTTGGTTACAAGAAAGTGACCGGAAGACGACCCAGTAGGGAAGCCATGAACCTTTTGCAAGCCATAATTGTTGTCATGGCATTTTTTGCCTTTGTTAAGTTCATCATGTAAAAAAGAGTCGCCCCGCCCCAAAAGGGGCGATGTGGATGGGCGACAAACTGGTAAACCAGACAAATGCGAATTGCATTCGCTTTTGGCAGGGGTTTTATTGTCTTTTGAATTGGGGTTTTTCATTTTATCCACACTATGAAAACTTGCCAAGATTGGCGGTTAGGGGTATACTAAAAGATTTTTAACAAAATCAAGGATTTCTATGGGTGAATTAATCAAGCCTTTAATAGAGCATTTAGAAGCGGTAAAGCTTTTGTTGCTCAGTATGATAAGTGTTAGTGTCTTTGGTATGATTAGTTGGAAGCTACTACCAAGAGAACTAAGAAACATCATCAAACTATGGCTAAAACTACCATATAATTAAATAAACAATGATGGAACAAAGCAAACTAAAGAAAACAATGTATGTAGCAAGTAAAAAACCGTAAGCACGTTTTAAAACTTCTACATCTTTTTTAAGGTTTTCCAAAGTTAGTTTTTGTTCGTTTGTCATGCTATAATTAATATACCGATTTTGGGTTACACCAAATTTGGTGTAATTAAAATCTAAAAAATACACCAATTTTGGTGCAATCAA